TTCGTAAATAGATGTAGCAAAATCAGATATATTATCCGTTTCTATAATATTTAATTTACCAGAAACAGAAAATAACTGAAGATCATTTATAATTCTTCTTATGTCTGGAAGTCTTTTTGAAACAAAAAGATTTATTTTCTTTTTTTCCTGATCACTAATTTCTATTTTTTCTTTAACTAATATAAAAATACATTTTTTTAAAATTTCATCTATATTGGTTTTTAATTCAAAAGAAACACACCTAGATTTTAGAGGTTCTATTATTTTAGAAATATAATTTCCAGTAAGAATAAATCTACAGGTTTCGTGATATTCCTCCATGACATTTCTTAAAATGCGTTGACTATCAGGTGATAATCCATCAGCCTCATCTAGAATTATAACCTTTTTAAGACCATCTATTGATCTAATCTTTGCAAATGATATAACCTTATTTCTTATAGTATCTACTCCACATTCATCACTAGCATTAATATAAAGATATTGACATTTTAATACGCTATTAATTAAAACTTTGGCTAAAGTAGTCTTTCCTGTTCCTGGATTTCCATATAACAAAAGATTTGGAATATCATCGGTTATTGAATCAAAATATGTTCTTTCGTTATCCGTTAATAATACATCAGATAAAACTTTAGGTCTATATTTCTCTACCCATAAATCATTATAATGAGAAACTTTCATTTCAATGATGATATTCTATTAATTGTGTCTTGTCCATAAAAAAATAAAAAAAATACAAAAGAAAAACATTAAACACCGAGTAAGTATATATAATTCAATAGCTATGGACAATTCTAGTGAAATAGATTCAATTATAGATCAGTTAAAAAACGATTCGGTAGAAAATACAACATTAACTCCTGTTAAAAAAACAAATTCACCATTAGGTTTAAATGACGAAAATGTAAACGATTATGTTTATAATAAAACAGCAGAGGTTATTGAATCTGGACTAGAGGCTATAAGCAATTTAAAGGACTCTGTAATGACAGGACAAGACCCAAAGGAAATATCGGCCTTGGCACAGCTTATAGGAGCAACCACAAAGGCTATTGATGGCCTTAATAAGATCAATCTACAGATCAAGCAACATAAAAACAATATAGAAGTAGCTAAACTTGAGGCTGATGGTTTAAAGAAACAACCACAACAAACAACAAATGTTATTGCTATAGCATCCAGAGAAGATGTTATGAAAAAATTGTTTGATAAAGAACCTCAGAGAGAAAAGGTTCATCTTATAGAAGATACTATAATAGATCAATAATCTATTCTAAACTATAAGATTTTCTGAATTTATCTGTCGGATATTTTTTTCTAAAATCTGGATCATTAATCATTTTTTCGTATGCTGATTTAGCCGCATCATGATTAATTAGTTGTTTTATTTCTGAAACAGTTTTATTTCTTAATTCTTCTGGATCATAAGAATTAACTTCAGTACCATCTTCGTCCTCAAAATAAGGAGGAGGGGTTGGATTTCCAAAGTTTCTTAATCCACCTCTATAGAAAGATCCAGTTACTGGAACATTATCTTCATTTTCTTGTAAAGAATCATATGAGGCATTTGGTATAATAATAGTTGTTTTATATGGTCTTCCTTTAGAATCAAAATAAAATACAGTAGATTTATCATTAGCCTTTTCTTTTTTAGCTGAAATAAATTCTGATCTATCTCTTCTTGTTAAAGGATTTACTGTTTGAATTTCAGATCTAGCTATATTTTCTTTTTCTTGTTCTGTGTCTGCTTCTATAGAAACCTTTTCTAATTCCAAAAGAATAGATGCATACAATTTATGCCATTTTGCTGAATTCATGAAAAACTTAACAAATTGTTTTTGATCAATTTCTCCTTTATTCTTAGCATCATTTAATTCTTTTAAAATATTAGCTTTAAATTGTTGTATATTTTGTGTTTTTAATAAACTAGGATCATGAAATTTTGAAGATGTAGCTCCTAATAATCCTTTATAAAGCTCTGGTTTTGTTTGTTGTATCTTTTCAAGAGCCTTTTCATGAACACCTTTAATTATATTAAACATATCTTGAGCTTTTTCATAATCATCATTGTTATCTTTAATTGATTTTTGTAAAGATGAAAAATTAGAAGGCTTTAGTTCAACAACAGAAGCATTTTGTGCTTGTTGTGATTCTAATGACTGTCTTGCATATCCGTGTTGAAGTTTAGATAATGAAGACTTTTTAGCTACTTTAGAAGTAGCTTCTGATATTATATTATGATAAAACTCGTTGAACAAATTCATATTACCAAAATAAATTATGTTTTTCTGCCATATCAACAAATCCTTCTAGTTCCAAATATCCCTTGACGTTATCTAAAAAATACTTGGATATATTTTTTGTTTTACTTTTTAATTTAATTGTATATTCAGATGGCATAGCATGGTTTATAACAGCATTAAATTCTATACCAGAAAAAACAAAATCCATAGTGAATGGTCCTTTGGGGTTTTTTAATTTTGAAAAAAGTTTCTTTTTGTCCATACAATAATTTAATGATATAATTTATGAATGTCAAATAAAAATAAAAAACCCGTTGATATTTCTATCAACGGGTTTTTTTGGGATTCTATCAACTTAGAGATAGAGGCGACCTGCGGTTTGAGCAACATTGTCAGTTCCAAGACCTTTTACAATGATTGTGTGATAGTATAAGCTTGCTCCGAAGATATGATCAACAACACCATATCTAGTCATAAGACCAACTCTTGGAGAGAAGTCATTAGGACCGATAGTACGTTGAATCATAACAGGGATATATGGGCAATATACGATACCAGTATCATAGTATTCAGCACCCTTGTAACCTAAAAGTGCATACTCAATAGCATCGTTTGCGCTTCTTGTACCGGCCAATAGTTGAGCTTCTGTACGAGTATCTCTATAGATGGCGAAACGACCACCGAGATTACCAACCTTGGCAATGCCTGTAGGTTGAGTATTAACGTTGCCGTTTACTGGCATCCATTGGAACTCTGGTAACATCTCAAGAATAGTGCAGACGCGAGGTGTTGCAACGATGAAGTTAGCAGAACCACGGCGGTTGCGGATTGCGATGCGGTTAGCCTCGACAATAATCTTGCTGTAGAAGTCACGATTGCGTTCGCCGAGCCAACGGGCATCAGCGGAAGCAGCGTACCAGAAACTATATCCATTGCCTTTACCGGCGTTGAGAGAGATCTGAACCATTCTCATGATCATTTCACGGTCGATTTCGGCCTGAATTTCATAGCTCATAGCATTTGTTAATTCAGAATCAACATCAAGACCATTCATGTTCTTCATATCTTGCTCAAGTTCAACGGACCAGCGAGCAGCTAAACGACGAGTTTTAGCTTCAACAGCAGTCTTTGCGAACTCAAGAGATACTTGAGGAATGTTTCCAGTTAACTCAAACTGACTTAAAAGTGCAGCAACACCTTGATCTTCTCCAACGACTGTGAAATCGCTGTTTCCGCTCAAGAATGCAGCACTAGTACCAGTAAAGCGAGTATCAAGATTTTGATAACCAAGTTCAGTGCCATCATTTTGGCGAGGAACGCCATCATTTCCAGCAGTACGTGGTCCAAGTGTGCCGTATCCGTCAACACCTGTTCCACCTAAACTTGCGGTATCATACTTATAACGCATAGCGAATGCCAAACCAACTGGACCAGCCATTGGCTGAACACCAACGATCTCATTAGTGATAAGCTCAGGGAATGTACGACGAACCATAGGGATTAATACCTTTGGAAGTCTTGCATCACCTGTTGCGTAACTATCACTGTTAGAAAGACCAGTCTGACCAGGAGCAGAACCACCGTAAACACCAGCGATACCGCTGACATTACCGGATTCTTCAATGCACCAACGTTCTTGGTTTTCCATGAGGATGGCAGTAGATAAACGAGTGTGATCGTCTTCTAATGCTTTAACGCGATCTGAACTATAGTTCAAAACGGGTGCCCATTTTTCCAATAACATGTCAGCACGACCTTTGTCGATGAAGCCTGTTGAGGGTTTGATTGTATTCATATGTTTTATATTTACCTTTCTTTTTTGGATTATGTTTTTCTAGAAAAGAACCATTCTCTTCTACAACTTAAAATTTTTTATGATCTTCTTAATTCTGTTAAGTAATCGGTTACTGGGTTAAATTCATTGTTAATTGATTTATCAACTGATTCTGAAATAACAAGTGATGGAACCTTAACATCTTTTGAAAAAGATTTTGTTTGTGCTTGTTCAGCTAACATAGCTCTTTCAGAAGAATCGTCTTTTTCAAACATTTCAACTACATAATTAAAATTCTCTTCAATATATGAAGGTGACTTATCTGATAAAATTTTCTTTAAATATTCTTTCTTAGAAGAAGCCATACCATTTGTTTTCTTTTCTAATAAAAGAGATGAATTTAAATTTTCTACTTGTAATGAAAGTTTTGTGTTTTGATTGTAAGCTTCGTTTAATTTTTCTTGAAGGTCATTAAT